CGTAAAGAGATGAAGTCAGGTAAACCACAGAAGCAGGCTATAGCGATTGCTCTCAGTGCTGCTGGTAAATCAAGGAAGAAAAAGAAATGAAACAAGGATTGTACGCTAATATTCATGCTAAACGTAAACGTATTGCAGAAGGTAGTGGTGAGAAGATGCGTAAGGTAGGTAGTAAAGGCGCTCCAACTGCTAAAGCGTTTAAAGAGGCAGCTAAGACAAGGAAAAAATAATGAACTTCTGGGTCGCTATAGTACTTTTGTGCATTAAAGACCAATGTGTTTTTATGAAGCCAGATACAAACTTCTATAGCGAAAACGAGTGCGCTATCTCTCTTGTGTCTTTTATGAAACAAGCAAATGAAGAATTACCGCTAGATTTTATGGACGGTATTTGTCTTCCGATTACTAACAAAGATCAGACATGAAAAAAGATTCTAGATTAGAAAGAGCAGGGGTATCTGGATATAACCAGCCTAAGCGTACACCTAATCATCCTACTAAGTCTCATGTTGTTGTTGCTAAAAGTGGAGATAAAGTAAAGACTATTAGGTTTGGACAGCAAGGAGTAACTGGTGCAGGTAAGAACCCTACTAGTGAAAAGGACAAAGCAAGGAAGAAAAGTTATTATGCTAGACACAACGCCCAAGATCCTAATCCAGATAAGTTATCTGCAAGGTATTGGTCACATAAAGTTAAATGGTGATTAAATGGCAAATCCTACATACATACAATTAGTAAATGATGTGCTGGTTAGGCTACGAGAGCCTGAAGTATCTTCTATTACAGATAATTCTTATGCTCGTCTAATATCTAAGTTTGTTAATGATGCTAAAAGACAAGTAGAAGATGCTTATAACTGGAATGCTTTGTCCGAAACCATAACTGTTCAGACTAGCGATAATCTTTTTAATTATGTCTTAACAAACATTGGACAAAGGTTCAGGGTTCTTGATGTTATTAACTCTGAAAAAGATTCTTTCTTAGAGTTAGAAACTAGTAGCAGAATGAATGCTTTATTTCTTAACCAAGCAGTAGTAAAGGGTCCTCCTGATCGTTATAACTTTAATGGTGTAGATACTAATGGGGACACCCAGGTTGATCTGTATCCTATTCCTGATGGTGTATACAACATATTCTTTAACGTAATTAAACCACAAGAGCCTTTGGCTAATAATAGTGATCCTCTGAAGATTCCTTCTGAGCCTGTTATCTTTCTTGCTTATGCTAAGGCATTAAATGAGCGTGGTGAGGATGTTGGTATCTCTAGTGTAGAGGCTTATCAGTTATATCTACAGTCACTAGCAGATCATATTGCTGCTGAGGCTAATCGTTATCCTGATGAAATTACTTGGGTTGATAATTAATGAAACAAATCATAACTGATACTATTGCTGCACCTGGATTCTTAGGGTTAAATACTCAAGATAGCAGTATTCAGTTATCTTCTGGATTTGCTCTTAGGGCTAACAATTGTATCATTGATAGGTATGGTCGTATTGGCGCTAGGCGTGGATGGGTTCCAGTCAATACTTCTGTTAACGCTGATCTAGGTTCTGGTAATGCTGTAGAGTTTATTTATGATGTTATTGGCGCTGATGTTATTAGCGCAGGAAACAATAAACTCTTTACTGGCACTACAACCATGACTACTTCACCAGTAAAGAACCAAGCTAATACTGGTAACGCTACCTACAGCATTACAGGTAATAACTGGCAAGCAGCGGCACTGCCTTTCGGTGACGGACAAGATGCCAAGGCACACGCCTATCTAGTACAAGCGGCACACGAAATGCTGGTATATCATAATCTACCTGTGTCGGGTACAGGCGCTACTTTTACTGTGTCCACGATTGGTGGTGGTGGAGACATTACTGCTATTGCTGTTACTACTGCTGGTAGTGGTTATAACATTGGTGATGTATTAACACTTGCTGGTGGTACAGGAACAGGTGCTATATTAACTGTAGCAACATTAACTGGTACTGGTATTGCTACTGTAACTATTACTAATGCTGGTACAGGATATACTGCATCAGATGTTCTAACAAGCACTGTAACTACTAATGCTAATCCTCACAGTCATAGCGGTTCTTTTGGATTTCAGAAACTATCTGATGTAGGTACACTGCCTACTGGATATTCTTCTTCTGATTTTAAACCAAACTGTGCATTAGCCGCTTATGGTCGTATATGGGTAGCAGATATTGTAGGAGATAGACAAACTGTTTACTTTAGTAGGTTGTTAGATGGATCAGACTTTAGTGGTGGTGATTCTGGATCATTGTCCTTGAATGCAGTGTTTCCTAATAATGATCAGATCGTAGCACTTGCCGCGCACAACGGCTTCTTGATTATCTTTGGTAGAAACAATATCGCTATCTATGGTAATCCTATTGATGTAACAGAACTAGTGTTAGCAGATTATATTCCTAATGTTGGTTGTATTGCTAGAGATTCAGTACAAAACACAGGCACAGATATTATATTCTTGTCGGACTCTGGAGTTAGAAGTCTTCAGCGAGTAATCCAAGAGAAGTCATTACCTATGCGTGACTTGTCCAAGAATGTTCGTGATGAGTTAATTACTAATATAGCATCTGAAACAGCCGCTAACATCAAGTCTATATATTATGATCGTGATGCTTTCTATTTACTAACCCTACCAGCCACTAATGTAATCTACTGCTTTGACATGAGAGGTATGTTACAAGATGGTGCTTCTAGAGTAACTAAATGGACTAATCTAAATCCTAAAGCATTGCACGTAAGCAGTGCTAAAGAATTATTAATAGGTAAACCTGGTTACATTGCTAAATACTTTGGGCATAAAGATAATACTGCTACATACCGTTTAGAATACTTTACTAATTATTTTGACTTTGGTGCTCCTACTACATTAAAGATTCTTAAGAAGCTAGGGTTTGTGGTTATTGGTGGTTCTAACGCAGGTGTTGCTATAAAATATGCTTTCGATTATACAGAAAACTTCCAAGCAGTGACAAAATTACTTGACACGGCGACAGTATACGAGTATAATGTAGGTGAATATAATATTGCAGAGTTTTCTAACGGAATTGTTTTAGATAAGTTCTTTGTAAACGTAGGTGGATCAGGTGTCGTTATGCAGATTGGTTTAGAGACTGACATAAACGGTGATCCTTTTTCTATTCAGAAACTAGATGTATATATTGCAAAAGGTAAAACAACATGAGTTCTTACGTAAAAGCAACTAACTTTGCCACCAAAGACACTCTTACTACTGGTGATCCAGCAAAGATCATTAAAGGTACAGAGATTGATACTGAGTTTAATAGTATAGCCTCTGCTATTTCTAGTAAAGCAGATGTTAATAATCCTACCTTTACAGGAACACCTGCTGCACCAACAGCGTCTCCAGGTACTACTACTACTCAACTAGCTACCACTGCTTTTGCGGCGGCTGCTGCAACTGCTGCTCTGCAAGGGGTTTATCCTGTAGGTTCTATTTATATGAACGCAACAAATAGCACCAATCCTGCAACATTGCTTGGTTTTGGCACATGGTCTGCCTTTGGTGCTGGTCGTGTTCCTGTAGGCTTTAATGCTTCTGATCCTTTGTTTGATAGTGCTGAAGAGACTGGCGGTAGCAAAGATGCTATTGTTGTAAGCCATACGCATACAGGAACAACAAACACAAATGGTGACCATACACATACATATAACAGAGATAGTAGTTCAAACTGGGCAGGTGGTGGCAACATAGGATTGATTCATGATCTCGGAGCTACCGCAACAACATCTACCGCTGGCTCACACAACCACACCTTTACCACAGCATCTACTGGCTCTTCCGGCACTAACGCTAACCTACCTCCATATATTACTGTCTATATGTGGAAGAGGGTGGCTTGATTAAAATAATACCGATAGTAAACAAAGACAGTACTAAATTTAATTGTACTCAGTGTGGGGCTTGTTGTAGAGCATTAAACTGTCAATATTTAACAGCAGATAATTTATGCTCTATTTATGAACAAAGACCGCTAGTATGTAACATTGATAAAGGGTATGAAGTGTGGTTTAAACATTTGATGAGTAAAGAAGATTTTTATAAACTAAACGAGCAACATTGTAAGATACTACAGGAGCAGGAGATATAATATGGCAATTCCAGCATTAATCGCGGCAGGCGGTGCTATACTTGGTGGTGCATTAGCAGGACGCTCTGCTGAAAGAGCAGCAAGAACTTCTGCCGATGCTCAACTACGAGCAGCAGAGTTGGCTGCTGAAGAGGCTCGCTTTAGGCCAGTAGGAATTACTACTAGGTTTGGTCAGAGTCAATTTGGTTTTGATCCTGAAGGCAGGCTTACCAGTGCTGGTTATTCTGTTGATCCAGAGATACGAGCACTACAGGAAAGACTGTTAGGAGTTGCTCCAGGTGCTCTAGAGAGAGGACTGCTTGCAAGAGAGCGTATAACCCCTGTAGAACAGGCTGCACAGGGTTTGTTTGGACTTGGTGGAGGATACCTAGCAGAATCTCCAGAAGCCGCTAGAGAGCGTTTTATGGCCCAGCAAACGGCATTGCTAGATCCTATCAGGCAGAGGGAAGAGCGAAGGCTAGGTGCTTCAGTGTTTGGTAGGGGCAGGGCAGGGCTGAATATAGGCGATATGGGGCAACCAGAGTTGTTTGCTTTAGCGGCTGCTCGTAGGCAACAAGACCTAGAACTAGCAAGGCAGGCAGAAGCGGCAGCACAGCAACAGATTGGCTTTGGTGCTGGTTTGTTTGGTACAGGAGCACAGATGCTTAGTACTGTACCTGCTTATGAGACTGCTGCGCTTGGGCCATTCCAAACACAACTTGGTCTTGCTCAAACCATTGAACAACTTGGTCAGCAGCCTCTGGATATTGGTGCTCAGTTGGGTGGTAGATCTGCTACAGCAGGTGCTCAAGCTGGTGAGGCACTACTTCGTGGTGGTTTAGGTGCTGCACAGACACAACTAGCAGGACAACAAGCAGCATTGGGTATGCAGTATGGTGCGGCTAGAGATGTTCTTGGTCTATTAACCAGACCTGGGTTGTTTGGTGGTGGTAGAAGCGGTGGAGGAAGTCTAACTTATGATGAAATAGCTGCTATACAGAACCTGGGCGGCACTGTCGGTCCTCAAGGCTACACTTATTATGGAATGTAAGGAGTAAACATGGCACAGTCATTATTTGGTTACAGCCCAGAGCAGATACTACAGGCAAGGCAGGCAGCAATGCAAGAGAGAGCCGCTGCTGAGGCCAGTCGTGTTGGTGGTGGGTGGGCTCCTTTGTTTGAACAGGCAAGGGGATTAAGCATGATGGGTACTGATGTGCTTGGTCGTGGTTTATTTCCAAGGGCACAAGATCCTATGCTTCAGAGGGCTACCACAACTCAAGGTATTGTTCAGCAGTTCCAAGGACAAGACTTCAATGATCCTGCTGTATTGACTAGGATGGCACAGGCTTTTTCTCAGGCAGGTCTCCCTGATGTTGCTATGCAGTTGGGTGAGAGAGCAAGGTCCTTAACTACTAAAGCATCACGTACAGTTGTTGCTCCTGGTTCAACTGTAATAGATGAACAAGGTAGAGTAGTGTTTACTGCGCCTTCTAAAGCATCACGTACAGTTGTTGCTCCATCTTCAAGTGTATTAGATGAAGAAGGCAACATAATATTTACTGCGCCTGCAAAACCAGAAAAACCAGAAATGGTAAAAACAAGCGAAAAAACTGCTGCTGCTGCATCAGAGTTGGGTTTTGGTGTTCGTCCAAATCTTGAAGACTATAGTCAAGCAGAAATGGCAGCTATAAATAACTTGCTTCAACTTAGGGGAGAACGTACTCAAGCCGCTGGTGTACCTCCGCCTGGGGAAGTAAAAGTTACTGATTTAAACACGGCAACTCTGATAGTAGACAGGTTTACAAAACCTGCACAAGAAAAATTATCCACTGCTAGAGATGCTAGAACACAGTTAATTTTAGCTAAACAAGGAAATGGAGCTGCGTTATCACAACTTCAAAGGCAATTAGTTAAACTTGTAGGTGACAGTCAAATTGGCATGGGAGAGGTTCGTGACGCTTTAGGATCTGCTGGTATTGTTGGGGATACGATTAGTGCTGTTAATAAGTTTATGACAGGTGTCCCTACAATAGATAAGTTAAATTCTGTTGAAAAAGTACTTAATGCTCTTGAACGAGAAAATGCAAATAGTTATAATCGAGGTCGTACAAGAGCACAGACTGTTTTGAGAGAAGGGGCTTTGTCTGAACCAACAGTAAATGCTTTAGTTCCTCCTGAATATGTATTAAGAACACCAGGACAACAGCAAGAGCAAACTCAAAGAGGTAGACAAGTTCCTAGTGGTCGTGGGCCTAAACAACCAGAGGCAAGAGCACCACAGTTTCAAGAAGGAAAAGTGTATACAGATGCTAACGGAAATCGTGCTCGTTATGTTAATGGTAACTGGGTTCCTCTTCAATAAGGAATAAAAATGGTATTTGATCCGTCTACAGCAAAACTTGAAACAACTTCTGGGTTTGATCCTTCTACCGCTGCTTTAGATCCTTCTGTTGATGCAGAAGAAGGTCTTGCAACAAGACAGCAAGTAAGTAGGTTTGATTATATAGCTAATCAAGCTAAACTAGGTTTGGTTGATACTCCTGTATTAGCGCAGGCTTTGCTTGATACTTTTGTCCTAGATCCTTTTAAGATGGGTTATTCTTATGTAACAGGTAAACCATCATCTGTTAAAGGAGGTATAGGTGAAAGGTTTGGTCAAAACATACAAAGACTACAGAGAGTAGCGACACAAGTGGTGGGTGCTGAAGTTGGTCAAAAAGCCCCTGATGTTTTAACTAGTGTTATAGGAAGCGGTATTAGAGCATCAGCAGATCCTTTGGGTTATGTTGGTGCTCCTTTGAAGGCAGGTGCGTTAACTGCTCGTTCTGCTGGTTTGTTAACTGCTGGAGGTACTGCCGAGGTAGGCGGTATAGTTGGCGAACAAGTAGAAAAAGCTGTTACAGGCGAAGATACTGGAGTAGGCAGGGCTATAGGTTCTATTACTGCCGTTGTTAAGGGCGCTCCTGTAGCCGCTGCTGTTCAAGAGGGAGTTGGTTCTGTAGGTAATATACGGAGACAAGTTTATGATAAATATAAAGCCTTCAAGACAGATCCTGACGCAGCCAATCAAGCATATGCTTCTGGAGCAGCAAAGCGTTTATTAGAGATAATCGCTAAAGAACAACCAGGGACAAAGATTGATGATATAGTAACTGAGTTTAATCGTATTAGTAATATTATCAATAAACAAGATTTGCCTTTAATGGTTGCTATGGCAGACAATCCTGCTGTTCGTCAACAAGTAGCTAGACTTGCTAAAACTAATCCTGATTTCCGTAACAGGGTTAATGTTGAACTAAACAAACTTGCTCAAAGTATTGATGATAGAGCAGACTTAATCTTTGGTCAGCGTTATGCTCCTGTTGGTGGAGTGTCTGGAATAAGCGTAAAGAACGCCATTAACAGACGAGAAGCAATTGATAACCAAATAGAAGGACTAGGTGCTAGGCTTGATGCAGGAGCAGATGAAGTTGCTATAGGTAGAGCAATAACTAATCTAGTAAATGCACGGGTATCTGCTGCAAGGGCAGAAATGGCTCCTGTGTATAGAAGTATATTAGATGAGGCTGCTTCTGCTAATGCTCGTTTACCTGCGGAATCTGTAGAAAATATTTATAACTTTATTCGTACCAACAATCTAAGAGATATTTTTGGTAGAGGTACTGCTGTAGATAATGCTGTAATGAGAGTTTGGGGTCCTAGAGAAGTTGTGTCTCAGCCATCTAGGATTATACTTCCTGGACAAGAACCAGCAGCCGCTGTACCTAGGCAGGTTTTTGATGCTGCTCCTTTTAATGAAGTAGAATCTCTAAAGCGTAGGATCAATGAATTACAGCGTGGTCGTTTAACAAGTGATGAGGCTCGGAAACTAAACCAACTAGAGGAACTTGTTAACAACGAGCGTAGAAATATTCCTGGTGATTTCAGCCAACGACTACAACAAGCAGATCAAGCATATTATGAAAGAGTTGGTGTTCCTTTCTCTGCTCAAGGGATAAAAGACATTGATGCTAAAAAATACGCAGAGCAAGTTGCTCCTGTTATTGTGAAGAATCAATCTTCTTTGAGTCAGTTTCTAAGTGCTGTTGGTAGGGAAAGTGGTGAGCCTATAGCACGAAATGCTCTTTTATCTGAGGCGTATAGTAAGAGCGTTGTGGATGGTATTCTTGATCCTGTTAAACTTCGTAGATTTATTGCTCAAAAAGAAGGTGTATTAAATCAATTACCTTCTGTTCGTAATGAACTACAACAAGCATCTGTAGATCAGAGTGTTCTTTTACTTCAGAAAAAACGAATCGACGATGCTGTTAAAATAGCAGAGAAACGCGTTGCTGATAACTTTGTTTTACAAGCAAAGGACCAGTATGGCAGTTCTATTCCTGATTATCAGCAAATTACTAATAGAATGTTTACTGATACTCGCTTCTTCCAAAAGATACAAAAGGATTTAAAGGATTTAGACCCTGTATCTGCTAGAGCAGTTCGTAATTCTATTAGAGCAGAAATTGTTCAGAAGGCACGAAACAATCCTGATGGAGGAGTCGCTTTTATTACTGATCCTAAGAATACAAAAGTAATAAATGATGTGTTTGGTCCTGGATATATAAGTGCCGTAAAAGACTTGATAAAAATGTCTGATGCTGTAAACAGGGCAGATATTACCAAAGTTGGTGCTGTTATTGAAAGAGCAGAACTAGACGCATTAGCTAAAGTTGTTCCAGGTCTTGATATTCCTTTTGTGACTTCTACTTTACGAGATAGGATTGCCAGTGTTCCTCAGAAAATAGTAAGGCTTGCCACCAGGGTTAATACTTCTCAACTAGCCTCTTCAACAGATGATGCTATTGCTGATCTTTTATTAAACCCACAAGGATTAAAGGCATTACAAAAAACATCCAAAGAAATAAACTTTAGAATTGACAATCCTATATCTATTCAAAAATACACTGAAAGATTAAAATCATTGTTACCTCAGTATTTCTATGTCGGTGTCAAAGAAGCTGGTCTGCAAGGATCTGAACCACAACCTGCGGAAGAAGAAATGTTTGAAGGAGGCTACTTTGATACGGAAATGGAGCAATGAGAGTAGCAATAGCAGCGTTATCGCTCAGTGCCTCTGCCTTAGTAGGGATAGCCACTTGGGAAGGGTTTAAGCCAAAAGCCTACATTCCTGTCCCTGGTGATGTCCCTACTATTGGCTTTGGTACTACCTCTGGTGTAAAGATGGGGGACACAATAGATCCTGTTTCTGCCTTAAAACGAAAAATGGATGATGTATCTAAGTTTGAAGGCGCTCTTAAACAATGTGTAAAAGTGGAGTTACATCAACATGAATATGATGCCTTTCTATCCTTGGCTTATAACATTGGCCCAGGTGCATTCTGCCAATCAACGCTTGTTAGAAGACTTAACGAGAGAAATTACGATGCCGCTTGTAAAGAGATACTTAGATGGACTCGCGCAAGTGGACGAGTGGTCCAAGGGCTTGTAAACCGTAGAGAAGCGGAGTACAAACAATGTATTGGAAAATAGGATTGGTTGTTATTGGGTGTATTATTGGATGGTTTGTCCAAGGATGGAGATTACAAACTAAACTATCAAACCTAGAGAAAGAATATGCTCAGAATGTAGCCATTGCCTATGAGAGGGCTAAGAAAGTAGAAACTGAATTAGTTAAGAAGATAGAGAAGATAGAAAGGAAAAAGAACGGTGAAATCGCTAATGTTAATGCCCGTCTGCGTGTTGCTCTTAGCGAGTTGTCAGAGCGCAACAGTCGTAACACCACCAATAACAATCCCACCGATTGTAAAGGAACCACTGGGAGAGAACTTTCAAGAGAGGATGCAGAATTTCTTACAAGGGAAGCTGCCAGAGCAGAAAGACTAAGACAGGCCCTTGGTTCTTGCTATGTTCAGTATGAGGCTATAAAATCACTCCCACATAAAACAGATCCTGACAAAGAGTAGATCAAATACAAGGGTCTTAAATGGCCCGTCTTCGTCGCACTGTTCAATGTATTCCATGCCTGCCATAATACCAGTAATAAAGTTTAGTGTTATCTCCATATTTTTCCTTAAGTTAATTTACGCTGCTGGATGGATTTGAACCACCACACCCCTGTTTACAATACAGGACTCTACCAGACTTGAGCTACAGCAGCGAATGTTTATTTCCTTTAGATCTGTTATTAAACATAGGTATAACAGACCAATTCTGATGCCAATGTAACCCACAAACTGTTTTACCTTTTAGTGGCACAACATGATCTACTTCCCATTTAATTCCTGTTCTTCCCTCCCTGAGTTTACATAGGCTATGCGCCTCAGATAAAACAAAATCATCAAAAGAATCATACCACTTTGGAGTAGCTTGTAATAAAGAAGATCTACGCTTTGCTTTGTTAACATAATATTTATCTATATTTCTTTTGTAGTACTCTTTGCGTTTTTGTTTTTCTTCTTTGTGATTTGACATATATTGATCTTTTCTTTTTTGCGGGTTGTATCTAACAGCATCTTTTATTGATTGGCACTGTTTACAAAAAGATTTATAACCAGGCTCTCTCCCTCCTCTTTTGTTAAAGAAAGAAAGAGCCTTTTCTTTTTTACAGAGAGTACAGGTTTTAGATTTCACAATGTCCGCTGACACAAGCTAAAAGTTGAGCGCCTTCAACATTGTCATCCATTTCGTTCAAAGAATCCCAATCAATTGTTTTAGGCATTTTGGATAAAAAACTTTCATATTGTTCTTTGGTGCACTCTTCATAAGGAGCTTGCCGATAAGAACCACCATCCCAAGGCAAAAAGGAAATACCGCTTATTTCGTTAAAGTTTCTAAAAACCCAAGCACCTACATCTAACCATTCGTTTTCTTTAACAGAAATAGTTACTGAAGGTTTATGCTCACAAAAGTGCCTTTGATACTGCATCCATAGGTCTAGGTGCTGGATAGCTGTTAGAGCCTCTCTAGTACGCGCTCCTGTGGGTGCTTTCTGAGGAAAAGAGAACACCACAGTAGACTCAGGACGCATAACACAGTCTTCAGCAGGGATGCCAGCATTACTCATAAACTGCGAAAGAGGATCTTTTTTATCTCCCCGAACCCTGCGAATATAATAATCGCTATGTCTAGTATGAATACCAGAGGCAGAATCAACAAGCTGAGACACAGTACCGCTAGGTTTGACACAAGTGATAGCAGCTGACTGAGGAATCCCGAGAGCAGAGCTATACTGAAGGTTGGTATCCACGGCGACATTCTTAAGCCGTTCCAAGTTCTGTGCAGTTTCATCGCTTACTTTCCCCATCCATTCGTTGTCTAAGATACCTGTTAATGATACACCAAGCAGACGCTCTTCCTCTGTGTTCTTCTGCCAGATCTTACGAAGGTAGGGAAAGTGTGTCATTGTAGCCTGGAAAGTGCCTAAAACTGTAGCAATACGGACCTTACGAGCAAGATCATCCACAGTATCGCCAGAGCGTACAACAACCTCAGTAAGATTACAGAATTGGTATGGTCGTAGAATGATTTCACTACAGGGATTAGTACCATACTCATAATTAGGATTGCGTCTACCATTCTTTTTAGCCTGATTAACTGATGCTTCACGACTGAAGATACCACGCTCACCTGAATGACTATCATACAGGCTAGTCCACTCATGCAAGAACTGAGAAGTGTCTGGTTTCTGCTCATATGTGGCTGAATTGTTGGCTAGTGCGCGTTGCCCATTCTGTTCCCACCATGAACCAGACTTAGCATTACGCATCTTATCATCTTGAAGATCCGACAAAGAGATCATTGCCGAACGGCGCACACCACCAACGACAACAACTTCCCCGATTTTGCACAAAATATCATGGCACTCGATTGATGACAGACGACGACCAATTGCACCTTTGAATTTCGATACCGTGAACTTAAATAGTTCATCCAGTGGTGCTGGCCCTGAAGCCCTGCCTCCGAATGTTTTAAGCCTTTGGCCTGCAGGACGCACTTTTGATAGATCCCATTTTGCAATCTCGCCAGAGTAAAGTAGAGCAATGAGTTGACGTAAAGACTTAGCCCATCCTTCCTTGCTGTCGGCAACCACGATAGTAGTTTGACTATCAAATAATTGATCAGGGACTTCAGGTAATTGATTAACATACTTCTGCTCCACAGAGAAACCTACCCCTGTACCACAGAGCAGGATATACATTGCCTCATCAAAGGCTTTAGGATCATCAATAGGAAGATAAGAACAATTGTACCCTGCAGTATTGTCTCGCTCCAGTGCCTTACCAGCCGTCATAATAGCCCTCATAGAAGGCATTACCTCTAGGTTCTTTACTGCTTCCTCTAATTCTTTACGCAACTCTCTTGTCAAAGCATAGTTGTTATTCTTAAGAAGATGGTCTTCCATAAAGTTAAAATAACGCTCTACTGTTTCTATCCAATTCTCTCGACGATTCTTCTCAGGCAAGAACCTAGCATAACGGCTCTTTGCAATAAATTCTTGATAAATATCCATGTTAGTCCCAGTCTACTAGTTGTTGTAGTTTATCAATCTTGTCTTCAATAACATCAGAGAACCTATCTACTAAGTCCTCCGATGTTATATTCAAAGCCTCTAACAGATCGATCTCATCTAATTCCTTTAATCTCTCTACTACCTCTGTTAGAGTGAGCATTTCTTACGCCTTACTAATGGAATACCCAAGACCAGAGTAAGAAATAGCATTCTCACCTTTGCTGCGTAAGAACCTACGAAGGGCTTGTCGTGCTGTTTCGTAGCTTTTAAAGCCTTCTTTAAATGCTTTGGTTGTTACTTTACGATTCTTTAGTTTGATAACGTACATAGTTTCTCCTTTTAAATATACTACACGAAAAATTGTTACACTAATATGATACTACTTTGAATAGAACTTGTCAACTACTTCGTCATAATTTTGTATCACAAAACTGAGATAGTGCTGTGCCTTCTTTAGATCTTCAATGCCATTCTTCTTGTTGTGTCTCTGTATATACTTTATTACATTACACAACCAAGGGTCTAGCCTCCAATCCATAAACACATCCCAGGGTTCAATACTTCCTGACTTGTAGTGATTACCGCCAATCTGTACTTCTTTTGCTAAAGCATCTTTCAACATATCACCCAGGCTCTTGTCCATATCGTTTCCTTAAGTATCTAAGACTGACTGGCATTTCATCGAACTGCCCATCCTCTACCTCATGCAGCATCCAGATACCACGCCAGTAATTATTACCTTGTGCACCTAGATAGTCTTCATCATGTAGATAACAGCAGCCACAGAATAAACCAGTTATCTGCCTGCCATCTGCTCTGTTAGCGTAAGCGATCTGTCTTCCTTGCACGTGTCCCATGACAGCAGACATATGACGCTTCGTTAACAATGCAGCAGCAGAAGCAACTGGCCTACCCATTACCCCACTAGTGAAGAAATGACAATAAACCACTCCGTCAATAACAACAGGACTAAGATAAGGATACACCTCCCAACCAGCTTGTTCGTATCCGAGATCATTGATGCTAATAGTGCCGTCGAGTTTAGGATCTCCTTCGATTGCTCTGTTAATTCTGTCTTCGTGGTTGCCAAGCGTGAGAACCATTCTGGGTCTATATTGCTTTTCTTTTCGTTTTTTTCGTTGCTCATTTAACTCCCTCATAGGCCCTAGAAGGGTGTCCATAGCCTTCCTAACGACTTCTACATCAGTCTTGTACCGCCTACCTTCAAAAGACTTCCTACCTACGTCATAGCTGGACAGTGATGGCATATCAGCAAAGTCTCCAATGTTGACAAGCACATCTGGCTGTTTATCAGCTATATACTTTCCCACCCATTCAAGATAAGACAGATCAACTCCGTCCTTTACTTGACAGTCAGGGATTATCAGATGTGTCTTCGTCATCAACCTCTCCTAGAGACTTACGAACACGCTTACTAATGTCATCTTCCCTGAGAGTAAAGTCAAAGTGTTGAGAAGGCATAAGAGAACTTACTGTAAGCGATTGAGAAATATCGTACCCATAGACACTGCTTAAGAAGTCTACAAAGCTGCGTAGAGGTACTTCCCATGTTTCTGATTCATACGTAGTGACTTCGTGTGTGAATTGCTTACGTAGAGGAAAACCTTCTACATGATCCTCTCCTTCGTCATCATACTTAAAAACATATTTAGCCATGTTTGTTTCCTTTCTCTATCATAGTTAAAAAATACTCGGCATCTACAACTACAAGAGGGCGGGATCTGTTTTGCTTAATAAACACGACAGGTTCTCCCTTTCCTTTTGCATTCGTTTCCGCTTGCTCGTAGTACCCGTAAACTGCAATTCTATCCCTTGACTTACATTCCACAGAAATCGGGCATCTTCTTCTTGCTGTTGGCGAGAGTAGGATATCTTCACCTCCCGCACCCATACTGACTGATCGTACATCGTCTGCCTCCAAGTCAAACTTCGATATGATCTGATCCCTCACCCACTGCTGAAAGATCCTGCCTTTGTTTTTTGCGCTGCTTGGTTTCAAGTTTAATGATTTCCTTTTCTTTAATCCACTTCTTTGGAATATTAATGATACAACAAGCGTCTCCTGCATCATTAATGGTACTTGCAATAGCGATAGCTTCTTTGTTCTCACCAACTACATAACCAAACGTATAAGTATCTAACACACTAGGGATAACGCTGCCTATGTTATGCCATGCGTCCTGACTAAAAGCATCAACCCAGTGCACATACGCTATTTTACGGATGGTTGCCACAACTCACCTTCCTTTCGTCGAATCCAGAGTAACTGAGCCATCTCTGTCATGCGTTGAATATTACCATCATACGCCTCAAGAACTGCATCGAATAAATCCTTTTCAGTTACAGCGTCTTTAAGGATCTTTTCTGCCTTCTTATCACCGATACCTTTTAGACCAGGAATATTATCTACTCTATCACCAGTAAGAATCTGTTTGTAAAAGAATCTAATTGCCGACGATTCAGTAACAAAATATTCCTCTTGCTTAGTGAATTTGTAGTGATTCCCTCGGATCATGTCTAAATCTTTATCTATGGTATAGATCACATAATCCCTTGGGTCCATTGAGTACGCCTTAATACCGATAGCATCATCAGCTTCTTGTTCATCTTGTACTTCAAAGCCCCATGACTTAACAAGGTATTCACGCAGTATTTCATAGTGTACTGGTTTTTCTTGTGTCCTGTTGCCTTTGTAAGGAGCCTCTTTAGCTATCTGTTTACGGTAGTTGTTAGAGCCAGTCAGATACCCTTGATAGTCTCCTATCTTAGGCATCATAACTAACTCTTCAACAAACTCAGCCATCCTAGATATAGCGATCTTTTCGGATTCTTCGTTAGAAGCAAAGCCTATACGGTACACAAAAAGATCACCATCCAGGAGGGCCAACATTACAGAACTACCTCGTCTTCTTCTTCCTGTGCCTTATCGTTGACATACTCAACCAAGTCAGTAACAGTAAGTTTGTTGATGCCTACGCCTACACCTTCTTTGTTACGATACTTATAGGCATAGGGTTTAATCAATGCCACACCTTTAGAGCCATTGCCTACCTTAACAGACAAAGGATTACCAGCAGCATCAGTGGCAGCAATAGGGTAATTGGAAGACTTAGCAGTGATAAAGAAGCCTTTCTCAGGTTTGTCTTCACGCTTACGCACATTGACACCAATCTCTTCCAAAGCCTTCACAGCCTTGCTAGAGAGGTTGCAGAGGTCTACCTGATACTTACCAGACATCTCGTTAGGTGTATCAAGAAATGCCCACATAATCTCTGCTTCAATCTTCATTGGTTTTAATTCCATTGTGTTCTCCTGAACAAGTAAGTTAAACTACACTAATATGATACCACGTTTTACTACACACTGCAACTACTCTTTGTAAAAATCAAAATTTAATTGCTGCATTTCACAAGTAAACCCACAATCAGCAGGGGCATCTTTGGTTTTATTTCCTCTAGTCGGATCTAGTGTATCTAAAAAAACAGGGCCGTTTTTATCTTTATTAAGAGCGTGTCCTAAAAACCTTTCTAGTTTTGCCATTTTTTCAAAACGATCTGGAAAATCTACCCTTATTTGATTCCAATATCCCATACCACCTTTAACACACCCAACACAGTTGTTATTAGCATATCCTAGTTTGTACATGACTGGTAAATCTATACCTAACTTTTTTATTTTATCGTAACAATCTTGTTTAGAAATATTATTATCAATCAAGATAAAATCTTCTTTAACATCTATATTAGAATCTAAAAACCTATCTGCTCTATCTTGTTCTTCAACAGTATATCCAAAAACTTGTATATCGTTGACTTTTTGATATGCTTTCCTCATGTTCTTTTTAAGCTCTAGTGTACAAGGTGCTCCAGTAGGTCCTTTTATGAATCTTTTCTTAATAAAAACATTATAAATAGATCCTTCATATTTTTCATTTATGATTGTTTTTACAGGGATACTGGTAACTCTACTAAAATCAGCAAGAAAACGTAGATTATCTTCGTGTTCTTCAACAACGCGACAATATACTGCTTCTATATCTTTATATTTCTCAGCAGCCATCAATGTCGCTACTGCACTTGCTGCTCCACAAGAAAACCAACTGATTACCCTATTGTTCATTAGTGAGTCTCCGCCCAAGATTTACCAATACGATATTCTCCCGTAAGAGGACACCGTAACTTCAGTACTACACCAGCTTTTTCAATAGCCTCAACTGCCATCTTACCTACAGTATCAGCATCCTTTGCATCCACTTCTAACTGCCATTCATCGTGAACATTAGCGACAAAGTTAGCATTAAGTTTCTCTTTACGAATATTATCGTGCAGTAATACTAATGCCTGCTTCATCACTATCGCACCAGCACTCTGTAGTAGCGTGTTAAGTGCTGCGTGTGCGGAACGAACTTGAAGTTTCCTACCGTCCAATCCTGGTAAGTAGCCTTCCTCTGCCAGCCCTTCAATCTTTGTCCTGAGTGCTTTGAGTGCTGGTGTGTTATCCAGAAAAGACTTAATGAGCTTTTTGCCTTCTTGTTCGCCGCCACCCACAATTGACCCGATCTTGGCTGGACCTGCCCCATATAGGAATGCGTAGATGAACGTCTTCGCTTGTGGTCTTGTTTGAAGACCTGCTGCATTTTGGTTCTTGGTATGAATATCACCTTCACAGACTTCTCGTACATAATCCTGATCCCTCATATAATGAGCCAACATTCTCAGTTCTAAGCCACTTGCATCTGCACCAACAAGTAACTTACCTTCGTCTACGATCCAACAATCCCTACACTCTTTACCCCAAGGGCTAGATCCACTAGGAACCTGTGCCATGTTAGGGCTATGGTGTGTCATCCTACCTGTTACTGCTCCATTGGTGATGACTTTACCGTGAACCCGTCCGTCTTCAGATACAGCGTCAATCCAGGAGCTAACCTGAGCCACCCGTTTCTGAAGCAGTAAGTACTCAGCGATGGATTTTGCTTCTGGTAGATCAATTCCTGCCAAGATAGTTTCATCTACTTTCACCTGTCCTTTCTCAGTATGCTGCTTAGGATTCCAACCAAGAGAAATAAGTCTATCCGCTATTTGTTGCCTACTACCAGGGTTAAACACCTCTATATGATCCTTTAAACGCTTTCCAGTCTTATCTGAATACCTCTCTACTACAACTGGCGGGAAGACGCTCTGGAGCCTTTCTTCAATGTTTGAGAGCATTGTCTTCCAATCTGCAACAAGCCCGATAGCCTTAGAAATATCCAACTTAAATCCATGTCTTTCCTGCCTTCCTATGATATGTGCTACTTTATGTTCAAGATCAATACACCTCTGATCCCATCTTTTTAGTTCATTTGTCAATAAATTGTACAACTGATGCGTTACCTCTACGTCCTGCTTACAATACTCTACCATCTCATCACACAAACCACCATCAAAGTTCGTGAAATCTCCTTTGTAATTCCCTAGCCTCTTTCCCCACTCTTTTAGACTGTGTCCTCCTTCTAGGCTCGGGTTTAGTAGTCTCGACATCACTAACGTATCTACTAACTGGTTCAAAGTTATCTTCAAATTCCATTGCCGATTCAATATCCGTATGTCGAATCCAACGATGTTGTGACCAACTAACTTGTCGTCCTTTCTTAGATAGTTTCTCAAACTTTTTACTTCCGTCCATACATTAACCTCACCAGAATAAATATCTTTAGTAACACAGCACCAGATAGTATCATGTTTAGTATTCGTTTCTATATCAAGTATTAAGGTTCTCATCCCCACTGCTCTGCCATAGCGTTAGCAATTCCTTGAAAGGTTGTACTACGAATCTTCCAACGAGGGTTTTCTTTAGAACTTCCACCCAAACCTTCTACCCAGTTAATAGCCTTGCCTTTGCGCTTCTCTCCCTTACAAATATAAATAGGCTCTGGCTTAGGCAATTTAGTCTTCGAATAGTCTAGCAAAGGTAAATTCTTTAACCAAAGACAAGTCCTTTTTTGGACAGGATCTCCAAAATAATAAGGATGAATAATTTGATCTGGTTTTCTCCAAACTGTGTTAACATATCCAACTGGATTTTCTACAGCTACTTTAGGAATATCTGCAACATATAAATCAAGAAAAAACTTTAATGCTTCGTTCCTTAATTCTTCTCGTCCAGGTTTATTCCAATGCCGTGTGGCAGCGTATGTCAAATAAGTACAAGGAGGATGAGCAATCATTAGATCCCAGCCATCGTTAATAATATCGAAAACATCTCCTTGATAGTGTGGCCCTTCTCTATCTGTTGGAAGTAAATCACAACTCATTGCGTCATGTCCTTTTGCTATGAAAGCATCACGAACAACACCCGAGTATTCACAAGCAACTAAAACCTTCATCAGTATCTCCAATTAAATTATAAAGGCTCATCGAATCGTTCCGTCATTCTTCCTGTGTCCCTACTATAATACAACGAACACGCAGGGCCTGTCAAACCCGCAAAGCGATTCTTGAGCACCCTTACCCTGGTTGTATGCCTCTCTACAGGATCATCAGCCTGTCCGTTACGCTCCAGACCTAGTACTATGTCGGACAACTGACCAATCGATCCTGAGCCTCGTAACTGGCTTAGAGAGGTAACCGCACCTTCCTCATGGCCTTTGGTGTCTGGACGCTTCAGATGACTAACTGCGAACAATGCTATGCCAGTTTCTTGCACGATCATTCTAAGTCTTGTCATAATCTCATCTAGTGCTTTTCTTTCGTCTCCATTGTCTTGCGATGAAACGACAATCGACACATGATCCAAGAACACATACTTGCAAGACATTGCCTTAGCCATGAATCGAACACGATTAATGATGTTATCAACTGCTGTCGATCCAAAATGGTCAAAGAAAAATAAGCGATCAGTGCCAAGAGTATCATCAAAAGCATTTCGTAAATCATCTTGTGTTACCTCGCAGTCTGGCAAGTGTAAGGGTTTATTGACAGACAAAGACATAAGACTCTTCGCTGTTTTCTTCACTGATTCCTCTAGGAACAATAGACCAATGTTATCGTTACTGTTCTTCAGGATATGATACACGATTTCTCGTAAGAACTGTGACTTACCTAAGCCAGAGCCTGCGGTGACTGTAATCAACTCACCTGTACGAATACCATAAGTAAGATCATTCATGCCTTGGTAGGGATACATTACATCTGCCTTCTCTACTGGTTGGTTAACCAGATCCCATAGCCCTTTACCAGCTACAATGCCATCTGGTACATACTGCTCAGCTTGCCACCACTTATCTATGAATCGCTTGCCTTCTGATGCGGATAGATAGTCACACGCATCTTTGTAGCCTTGCTCATGCTTGAATACTCTGGTCTTTGGCCCAAATAACTCAGCCACCTGAGTAGCAGCAACTGTGCCCTGTTCGTCAGAGTCAAAGCATACAACGATATTCTCGAACGAGTCGATCCATTCAAAGTGTGCTTTACAGTCTGCAAGTGCAGAGCCTGCACCATTCCTAATAGATACGACAGGATACTTTGAACCCAACATCTGATACGCTGCAAGTGCATCAAACTCTCCTTCTACAATGGTGACATACTTACCGCCCTTGTTAAACAACTGTTGACCAAAAAGCCTAGCTTCCTTCCACGATCCTTCGATAGAGAATTTCTTCTCTGTTGTACCACGCTTCTTATATGCTGCAATACGATTATCATCAGCATAGTAAGGAAAGTAGTAACTGTTGTTGAATACACCTACCCCATAGTCCTGGCAGGTAGTCTTAGTAATACCACGATCATGCACAGATTCATATGATAGATCAGTGGGTGCTACCAGTGCGGTGTGCACAGTGAAGTTCCTTTCCATTGGTTTGCCTTCGTTGTTGAAATGCCTTGCACCACAAGAGAAACACTTCGTACCCCAATCATAGACTGTCAGTGCATCGCTAGACCCACAGTCAGGGCAGGGTTGATGTGTAGATAGTTGTTTAGCCATAATATGAGATCATTAGTTTGAATGCCTTAATATGTTCTTCGATTCTCTTTATATCCTTTTCTTTATCAACATAAAAGATAGGCATCCCTGTATCATCTTTTCTGTTCTCAAGAAAAGCCTTGTTAAGATCCAAATGCTCTCTTAATGCTTTAGATATTATTTTATCATACTCTTCTGGATCAATGTCAATTGTTAGTTTCATCGTTCTTTTCCTCATCCGTCAGACCAACCCACTCATGTTTACGTTTTGCCGTTTCATCGACACATTCTGCTGATATGTCGCTGGAGTGTACAACAGGTGTTGTGTAGTTAGGCTTTCCTCCCGCATACGTCTTAACCCAAGGCTTCTCTGCCTGCTCTATGGCTTTGCGTAATGTTGTAGCGGCATTGTGTGTTTTGTAGGTATCGCCAGCGTCAAGTGTTTCCAACGCCTCCAGTGCTTGCTTCATAGCCTCTGTGCTCATACTGTAGCCCTCCGTCTTTTATCCAGCACAATTATCAACATCCCGTCTCGCACCACAAGGCAGTGTCGATACCAACTTGCACCGTATCCGTTCATCTCTCACCCTTACTTAGAAGACACACACTGGTAAACATTATTCCCAAAGTAGAAGCCACCTAGCTTGACGCATTCGTTCTCAATGACTATTTGCTGCGCCTTAAAGCCAAGGAAGAAGCCTACAATTAGGACAATAAGACCTACGATGATGTAATTAGTAAAGTTTTTCATGATTTTCCTTAGTTAAAATGGTGAATGCTCAGCAAGGGCCTTAGAAGCCTCTACAGCGGCTTTGTTCACTTCCCTATGCCTTACCCTATCGTACTGCCTAAGAACGTCTATAAGAACCTCTGAGACCCCTTTATGGTGCATATGTTCTGCAAGATCCTGGACACACCACCAGTAGTTATCTACTTCCTGATCATAATCCATTGAAGCCCTACCTTTCTATGTAGTTAACTATTAATAAATATTTATAATTATATTCTTAGAATGCTTTAAAGCTATGTAGTACTATATAGTATTATATTAGTAGCTATCGTGCTTATTGTCAAGTGAATCATCTAATTCTTGATCAAAAGAGTCGGAATCATGCTCTAAGTCAGTCCTTTCAATTGCATACACTTGGTCATTGATGGTAGCAAAACAAGAGTTACACATATCAATGTACTGTCCACTGAAAGCACCTTTCCTGGTAGCCTCGAAGTCGCTAAGGATTGAGTCGCAGCTGGCGCACCTCATTGTAGTGTCTCCCACTTATAACCATCACCAAGCCTGTACACCTTACCATCGTCACCAAGTCCAAAAAATACACCATTCTGGTTGATAGCCATGCTTACAATCTTTACTGGTTGAATAGTATTCTCAATTGGATTAGTTCTGTCATTCTGTCCTTTCTCTGTTGTTGCGTCATTGTTGACCAGTTCCTTAGATCGTCCATTGTTCTTAGGCATGATAGGCAAAATCCTTTCTCATAATTAAAGTTACATTCTAAACTACAGGGTGTTGTAGGCTGCTCATTACTGTTGGACATAAATCCTCCAATATTGTACGACACTTTAATGCTATCTCTCTATGCTCTTTCTGCGTCTCAGGCCCACATCTAAGCTGCACGTAGTGAATCCAAGACCTAAGCGTACCATTAACGTACATTCTACTCATGGTTAACCCTTCGGGCAATACCTTACGAGCTACCTCTTTCGCTATACCTGCTTGCAAAGCCCCTTTATAGGCCCGTAGAGCCGTTTCTAGCACTTCGGACTGGTCAGAGTACCACCTAGCCTTCAGATCGGCTCTATCGGTCTCTAAAGAGGCTTGCCGATTCTTTAAGTCTTGAAGCCTAGCATCCGATAGCATGAAGTTACTACTTTCAGCATACCTCTGACTGAACTCTTGAAAGGTAAAAGATCGATGCCTCAGAATCTGTCTTGCTATGTCTCTAGTGCAGTTAATTTCCATGCAGACATTGACCATTTCAAATGGTGACCAATGTTTATGCTTGATCAAGTACCTCAAGAGCCTCTCATAGTCTGGATTGTCCTGATTCTCAGGGTTAGAGATTCTTGCCATGTACGCTATAAGATCCTCAATCCTAGGCGTAGACCATACCAGCGATACCGTGGACACTGGCAGATCTACCTCATAGGGAACACCCGATACTCTGACCATTATTTCCAGTCCTCCGCGTTTTCTTCCGTTGGGGTTATGCTCTCCGCATCCTCACCGAACAGGTAAACAAAGTAAATACGCCCTTTAGCGTCTGTTATCTCTAGCAGCCTGTAAACCCTATCACTAAGACCACTAGCCTTTTTAATCGGGTGCAGTGTAGCAGATTTAATATGATCGATTGTTATGTCCATTATTCCTTTACCTCATTAAGTGGTTTATGATGATCAAGCTCGTAAGTTTTACAAAAGGTATCCCAAAGAACCTGACACCGCAGCTCTAGGATGTTCTCCAGTGCCATAAGCATATTAGATAACTCATCTTCGGACAATGGCCCTTCAGCACCATCGACCATAAGCCAGTGTAATCTCTTGATATCATCTTTTACACCCCAGACTGATAAAATCTCTTGTTCTAGTTCAAATCTGTTACTCATCGTAATCTCCTTCTATCAATACCGCATACCATACCACTAACCCCGCCCATAATGGCAGCACCAAGTAAGACAATACCTCAATCATCGTATGCACCATTTCGAATACCTGTATTGATTGATTCTATGTGACTGATCGAATCCTGGATTAATTCCAATGCCTTTTCAAGATCAGAGGACACCATATCGAATAGGGTAAAATCCTCTACCGATAGTTTTTCGTACAGTATATACAGAGAATCCTCAATCTTACTGCTTATGTCAGACATTGGCAAATACTCTTCATTGTTCTTTAGCATGTCATGCACTCCACGATAATGTAATCACTAGCACGATAAAACCCCAAATGCCTAGAAAAGCGATTACAGTAGCTAGATAAGGGTGATTCTCTAGCCATTGATCCAAGGGATCTTTATAAAATATGTTTTTCTTTCTCATTGTTTAGTTCCTTTCAATGTTAAAATGCCCACTAAGGCCTCTAAAACGCTCTACAATGGCCTCTAATCAATGCAAACGGTAAGACACGTTATCGATAGACTTATCCCAGCACAAACGACAATCGCCACACTTATTCTTATTCAGGTATGCCTTACACTCTATCCCATTGGCAACCATGTCGCTTGTGTGCACAGTACTGGTATTAGTGTAACCCTCTGGCGCTTTAGCGTCTACCATTGCAGCACTAACCCGAACTACTAGGTTACTAGGAAAATCCCCGAATGTAGCGATAAACTTGTTTACCAGTGATTTTTCCCTAGTAGGTAGCCAAAACTTAACATTCGGGAGTTTATCGGCAATGCGGACAATGTCTAGCAAGTGTTGAAATGATTGCAAGTCTCCCGAATCATGCCAGCGAAAGTATTCAGTCTTAGATCTTCCGATCATTGTAACCATAGAATCTACCCATGAAATGCTAGTAAGGGCCTTATAACGCTGAATATGGGCCTTCCTGACGCTAGGGTAGCTATAGTTCGCCTTGAGAGCATAGCAGCCATGGCAGACCGATCCTGCTATTTGGGCTAGCTTAGATCCTACGTTACAGGCTAGCGCGGAGATACCATAAGACAATCCCGGCATTTTAGAAGGCTTTCCTAGACTGCCAGCTAGTGCCTTCGCTACCTTAATCTTTTTAATCCTGCTAGGTGGCAATGCAAAATTTATAACTTGTTGCATGATCTGGTTTCCTTTACTATGGTTTATTGTAACACTATAAAACTAACCCTTTCATAATATATATGTAAGAAAACCATACCATAAATTCTATAGGGTTATTATTCCTGGACTGATTCTAAACAATCCTTAGACTAATCAATGGCTTAGTATGTCCTAGTGTTTTACTCAGGAATATATTAGGGTTTTCCCTTAGTTACAGTGGCAAGCCATTCCAGGGTAATTGGCTATGTTAGCGGATACTAACTGGCATAAATTGTGCTAGGTGCTGTAAGTTTACACAGTGTTGCTAGTTTGTTGCTATAGTAACACTATAGTGGTCCCGCAGCAACTTTCATGCCAATATTACCATAAACTACCCAGGTCTATAAAGTTATCCACAAGTTATCCACAGCTGTATGCCTTTACAGTATTAGATCTAGCAAAGTTATCCACAAGTTATCCACAGGCTACTTAGTCTACGTAGTAATTGCTTACTAACAGACGGGGGGAGGGGTACTGGAGTACTGTGTGATTTTGTTGATCCAACATAAACACATAAAAAAGTAAAAAAAGAAAAACAACATAGACATACAAAAAAGGTAAAGTAGGTTTTTTAAAAAAAGTAATAAATAGAATAAATAGGGACAGAGTAAACACACCTTATGTTATTGATACTAGACAGAAAACTAGACAATAAGTTATAAAGTAGAAAATGTGCACTGCGTAGCAGCCCTTATAGTGAACTATAGAGTCTGGTTATAGAGGACTATGTGCACTACGAAGTAGCCTCTATAGAGTAACTAAAAATATTACTTGACTTTTTAGTTCGTTCATGTTATAATATATCTTTAACTTGGAGATATGCTATGACTAAATGGGTAGAAGAATTAGACACTATAGAAGAAATGCTAAAAAACTCCGTATCTTTAGAAAAGATAGGAGATAAATATGATGTGACCAAACAAAGAATGTATCAGATCTTAACTAAGTATGGCATAGACACACCTATAAAGAAAAGAAAGAACTATTTAAAAGATAAACCTCCTAAAGCATTCTGGTTAAATAGAATGCTTACTAATAAAAAGATTCCAAGAGCAGAGAAGTTAAAGTTTATTGAAACATTAGAAATACCAGATGTTTGTCCTATACTTGGTTTAACTCTTAACTATGATGGAGTAAAGAAATCAGGATGGACTAGAACAGATAATTCTCCTTCGATAGACAGAATAGACAGTAGTAAGGGCTATACAATAGGTAATATACAGATAATTTCTTGGAGAGCAAACAGAATAAAAAATGATTCTACTCCTGAAGAATTAATGAAGATTGCAAAGTACATGGAACACTTAACAAAAAATAACTTGCAGTTATAATAAAAATATGCTACAATAAAAGCCATACTATATAGATTGTCGCAGGGAACAATAAATTATAATTTTTAATGATCATTAATTATAAATTTTAGTTCTTAGGGTTTTATAACAGCGAAGATCTATATAGTAAGGACAAACCTTCAATGGAAGATAATTTTGATAGAAGAAAAAACAAGCATAGATACTGTTTCTTTGTCCCCTTTAAAAGAAGGTAGGAATAAATTAACATCTGTTGTCCCTTTAGAAAGAAGGGGTAAAGGTAGACCAAAGAAATCAGAGATAGAGACTCGCACTAAGAAGAGGAAGGGACAGGTTGGTCGTCCTCCAGGCGAAGCCGCTAAGATAAAAGAATTAATGGCTAGGATGCTCCTTACTAATGGGGATCGTGTCCTAGAGAAAACCATTAAGATTGCGCTAGAGGATGGTAATCCTAATCAGATGGCTGCAATCAAGTTATTAATGGATAGGGCATTGCCTGTGTCCTACTTTGAGACTAAGAGTGAAGGCACAGGTAGTCAAGGGATTGTTATTAACATCAGTGGTTTAAATACTCCTAAGATAGAAACCAGTGATGATGTTGTGGATGTAGAATCAAATGGAAATTAACTGGTCGCTTTTACCTTGGCAACTAGAGGTGTGGCAAGACAACCACAGGTTTAAAGTGATTGCTGCTGGTAGACGATGTGGAAAGAGTAACCTAGCAATTAAGATGCTCCTTGCAAGGGCTTTAGAGGCTCCTGAAGGCTCTGCTGTGGTGTATGTAGCCCCCACCCTAGGGCAAGCACGACAGATCGCCTGGGACGCTCTATTACAGCAAGGCGGTACACTGATTAAGCAGGCTCATGTTAATAACTTAGACATTACTCTTGTCACTGGTAGAAAGATACATATCAGGTCTGCTGAGAATCCTGACGCTCTACGAGGACTAAAGTTGTACTTCGCAGTGATTGATGAAGCAGCATTCGTTAAGGAAGACTTGTTCACTAAGATTATTAGACCTGCTCTAGCAGACTTAAAAGGGCAGGCAGTGTTAATCAGTACACCTGATGGTAGGAACTGGTTCTATGATGCTTTTAAGACTGGTGAGAGTGAGAAGTATAAGGATTGGAAGAGTTGGCATCTAACCACTAACGATAATCCTACTATTGATCCTGAAGAGATTGAGGCAGCTAAACAGACTCTCAGTACTTTCCACTTTAATCAAGAGTTCTTAGCATCGTTTACCAATAGTGGTTCTGGTTTATTTAAAGAAGAATGGTTGAAGTATGGTGATGAACCATCAGAAGGATCATGGTACATAGCCATAGACTTAGCAGGGTTTAAGGAAGTAAACAATGCCACCTCTGCTGCTGATAAGAGACTAGACCAGTCTGCTATCTGTGTAGTTAAGGCTACTGATGATGGTGTATGGTTTGTAAAGAAGATTGAGTATGGCAGGTGGGGTATCGATGAGACTGCTATGCGTATTATTAAGAATGTAAATGAGTATCAGCCTATTGCTGTAGGGCTAGAGAAAGGAATGGCAAGACAAGCAGTCCTTGGACCTTTAGAGAAGTTAATGCGTCAGTACAATACTTATTTTCATGTCCTAGAATTAACGCATGGGAATCAAAAGAAGACTGACAGGATTATGTGGAGTCTTCAAGGTAACTTTGAGCATGGCAGGATTATATTAAATAGAAAGCAGGATTGGTCTGACTTTAAGGACCAGTACCTAATGTTTCCTTCTACTCAAGTGCATGACGACCTGATTGATGCATTGTCTTATGTCTCACAGATAGCAAACACTGTAGATGTAGATGACTTTGAAGAAGAAGACTGGACACCAATGGATATTGAGAGTGCTTATTAATTTTATAAGGAAAGAGCATGAGTGAAACCAACAATCAGTTAGTAGAATGGGTGACAGCACGATGCGAACAGTGGCGCGCTCACAAGGAGACTAACTACATGGAGGACTGGGATCGGTACGAGCGTCTATGGCGTGGTATCTGGTCTGGTGAAGACAGCACTAGAGACTCTGAAAGAGCCAGGATTGTCACTCCAATGCTTCAGCAGGCTATTGAAACCTTCTCTGCTGAGATAGATGAGGCTATATTTGGTCGTGGTGAGAAGTTCTTTGACATTGTGGATGATGATGACACCCCACAAGACGTAGAAGTAATGAAGAGACTGCTCACAAGGGACTTTAAAAAAGACCATGTACGCAAGTCAGTATCAGATATTGTCCTACTAGGTGCGGTATATGGCACTGGTATAGGCGAGATTGTCATTACCAAAAAGGTAGAACTAGTTCCAACCACTCAGCCTATGCCTGAAATGGGGCTAGCAGCCATCGGTGTTATTGAAAGAGAGCGTGTAGCGGTAGAACTACGCCCTGTTAATCCTAGAAACTTCCTGATTGATCCTAATGCGTCCTCAATTGAAGAGGCTTTAGGCTGTGCTGTAGAGGATTTCGTGTCTATCCATAGCGTAGTACAGGCAATGGAGAACGGAACCTACAGGAAGGTTAATATAGGCCCTGCTGCCAGTGATACAGACCTAGAGCCTACCCAAGAAGAAGTAGATTATCAGCAAGACAAGGTAAAGTTACTGCGTTATTACGGGCTAGTACCTAAAGAACTGCTAGATAATGTTGATAGTAACAAGTATGTAGACCTCTTTTCTAAGGCAGGAGACAAAGAGTCTAACGAAATGGCTGAGTTTTCTGAGTTAGTAGAGGCTATTGTTGTAGTTGCTAACGATGGTATTCTGCTAAAGGCTGAAGAAAACCCTTACATGATGAAGGATCGTCCTATTGTAGCGTTTCAGAATGATTCTATGCCCAATCGTTTCTGGGGTAGAGGCATTGCTGAGAAGGGCTACAATATGCAGAAGGCTATTGACGCACAGGTTCGCGCACATTTAGATAGTCTAGCACTTACCACAGTACCTATGATGGGTATTGATGCCACTAGGATGCCCAGAGGAGCCAAGTTTGAGGTTCGTCCTGGTAAAACTATTCTTACTAATGGTAATCCAGCAGAGATCCTTCAACCATTTAAGTTTGGTAATCTTGATCCTGCCAATCTTGCTACTGCTAAAGAGTTTGAACGTATGCTTTTGCAAGCTACAGGAACAATCGATAGTAGCAATCTAACAGCATCTACTACAGAAGGGTATGGTACTAACCCTGCTCTGATGGCTATTATCAAGAAATCTAAGCGTACACTGGTTAACTTCCAAGAGCAGTTCCTTCTTCCGTTCATTACTAAGGCTGCTCATCGTTATATGCAGTTTGATCCTGAGCGTTATCCCGTTCAAGATTATGTGTTTGCGCCTATTAGCCACTTGGGTATTATTGCTAGGGAGTTTGAGCAGGTTCAGTTCATTAATCTTCTTAAAACACTAGGCCCTGACTCTAAGATTGCTCCTATTGTTCTGTCTGCAATCATTGAAAACAGTGGTCTGGAGAACAGGGAAGAACTAATCCAGCAGTTACAGCAGGCTAACCAGCCTTCAGAGCAAGAACAGCAGATGCAACAGATGCAAATGCAAGCTATCCAACTAGACATGGTTGAAAAAGAGGCTGATGTTCAACTAAAACAGGCCAAAGCCCAGAAAGAAATGATAGAGGCTCAACTTGCACCAGCAGAGGTACAGGCTAAGATTACTGCTTCTGCTTCCAAGTATCTAGGAGATGCTACAGATCCTAATAAAGAGTTTGATCGTAGGTTGAAAGTAGCAGACTTAGCACTGAAGAATAAGGATATTGATACCAAAGCAGACATTGCTCGTCTTCAGGTAATCGCTTCTCGTCAAAAATAATAAAAAGTACTTGACAAAATTGCTCAAGTATGATATCATGTTAGTTAGTAATAAATAATTTATGACTCAATCAGAAAAAGTAGCAAAGTACACTAATACATTAAAAGGTAGGTTAAATAGATTAGTCATAGGCGCAAGAAAAAGCGCTAAAGACAAAGGACTTGCTTTTGATATAGATGTTAATGATGTCATATCTTCTTGGATAATTCAAGAAGGAAAGTGTTTATACACCGGATGGGATATGACAACAATCACAGGAGATCCTAAGTTAGTATCTATTGAACGAAAAGATAATAGTATTGGTTATTTAAAAAATAATTTTATTTTAGTTTGTTGGTGTGCTAATAGAGCTAGAAATACTTTAGATTTGTCTTTTTTTATTGAAATGTGTAAAGCAATTAGTAATAAAAATAAATAAGCACTCATTTAGGAGATAATGCTTGGACAGAGAATTACAGCAGTATTATGATAATAGATTTACATTATGCGCTTCTATTGGTTGGGAACAGTTAGTAGAGGACTTATTACAATCTAGAAACGAACTAGCCAAAATAGAAAACATAAACAGTCAAGAAGAACTGTGGAAGAATAAAGGCAAAGTCGAGGTTCTTGATTATATTCTGAATCTAAAAGAAATTTCAGAAAAAGTATATCAGGAGATACTAGATGACAAAACGAATCTTTGAGTTTATCTGTGTCAAGGGACACACAACAGAAAAGTATATTGATGATTCTGAGAAAGTAATTATTTGCCCTCATTGTGGTAATGATGCTTCTCGGATTATTAGTACGCCTATAATCTCTCTTGAAGGGATTACAGGGCATTTCCCTGGTGCTTCCGCTAAATGGGAACAGCGTAGGGAGTCTCACATCAAGTGGGAAAGAAAGACTGGAAGGTCTGAAGCAGTAAACGGATAAAGGAATCTCCGTACACAAATAGTATTCTTTCTATAAAGCTAACAAGCTCAGGAGAATTAATATGGCTGAATTTATTGATGACAGTGTTGATGATAGTTTGCAAGAAGGTGAAGAGCGCCAAGAGATTGAACAGGCAGAGGAACTAACACCAGAGCCAGTTCAACAAACCGAAGAAGACGATCTCCCTGAGAAATACAGGGGCAAGGATATCAAAGAAATAGCAAGGATGCATCAAGAGGCTGAAAAGCTAATTGGTCGTCAAGGCTCAGAGGTAGGCGAACTACGCAAGATTGTAGACGATTTCATTAAAGCTCAAGCATCAAGCAAACAGCAACCGCAGGAGCCTGTTGAAGAAGTAGATTTTTTCTCTGATCCTGAGAAAGCAGTATCAAAAGCTATTGAGAACCATCCGAAGATCAAGCAGGCTGAACAAGCTGCCCTTCAGATGAAGATCGCTGAGACAGTAAGTATGCTTAAAGAAAAGCATCCAGATTTTATGCAGATTGCAGAAAGTGCTCCTTTCCAGGAGTGGGTGAAGTCTTCTAAGGTACGAGTACAGTTGTTTGCTGCCGCAAATAATTATGACTTTGATGCCGCTGATGAACTTCTAACAATATGGAAAGAGCGTAAGCAAGTTGCAGATGCTACTATTCAAGCAGAAAAACAAGATCGTGATCGTGTTCTTAGGAGTGCTACTGCGACAGCAGCGAAAAGCAGCGAAGAAGTTGCTCCTAAAAAGATTTACAGGCGCGCGGATATTATAAAACTGATGCAAACAGACCCTGATAGGTATGATGCCATGCAACCAGAAATTATGGCTGCTTATCAAGAGGGTCGAGTTCGTTAAACTTAACTTTATATAAAGGATATTAATCATGGCACTTGGATCTAATCACGTACTAGTAGGTCAGGCTAAAACAGCAGGGTTTGTTCCCGAGGTTTGGTTATCGTAAGACAGGCCAAAGTAAAACCGTTTCTGAATAACTGGAAAGCCAACTAGAAAGGGCTAATCAGAGGGAACACGAAATACCAACAACGCAGTTCATAACCAGGAGGTTATATGAAGCGAGTAAGTTGGAAGTATTTAGCAGGATTGATTGATGGCGAAGGATGTATTGATCTCGCCACCACCAAAGTTAACGACCAATTCTACATCCAGCCAAGGCTAAGAATTGCTTTAGTTAAACCAAGTAGGTTTTTACTAGTAATGTGTCAGATGAACTTTGGAGGCCACCTTGAAGAAAGGGTTTCAAAACAACCCAATCATCAAGATAGTACAGGATGGATTTTATCAGGATATAAACAGTCCTGCCCTGTACTAAGAAACGTGGTAAATCATCTTTTCCTGAAGAGGGAACAAGTTCGGTTATGTCTCTGGATGGAGACTAACTTAAAAGGAACAAGACTTCAACAAGATGTGTTGAATGCAGTTCGAGACGAACTTAAGCTAATGAAGCGTGACCCGCACAGACTAAGTGAAACGGCTCAAGAAAGAATATTATCTCTCTTGGGAAGCTATAGTCGAAAGGATTGTAATATCCTAAGCTGATGAAATCATTGCTTCTTACAAGAAGAACCTTGTAGCTGCAAACCTTATCAAGAAGATGAACTTTAAGGGTAAGAAAGGCGATAAAGTCTACTTCCCTGCTCCTGTTCGTGGTAATGCTACTGCAAAGAGCAAAACCGCACAGGCTCAAGTTGTTCTGATTGCTGAAAGCGGTACTTCGCTGTCTGTTAACATTGACCAGCACTATGAGTATAGCCGTCTGATTGAGGACATCACGGAAGTTCAGGCTCAGTCGTCACTTCGTCGTTTCTACACGGATGACGCTGGTTACGCTCTGGCTACTCGTATCGATACGGATGTTCTGGCTCAGGCTTCTAAGGCTCAGGGCGGTGCAGGCGATGCTACTTATGACAAGGCTGTTATCGGTGGTGACGGTACTACTCTGTACACCTCTGGTTCGCCTAACGCTACTGCAATGACTGACGCAGGTATTCGTAGGGTAATTCAGACCCTGGACGATCAGGATGTGCCGATGGATGGTCGCTTCCTTGTTATTCCTCCTGTAGCCCGTAACACGCTGCTTGGTCTGTCCCGCTTTACTGAGCAAGCCTTTGTTGGTTCTGGCGATGCTATCCGCAATGGTCAGATTGGTGACATTTATGGCGTAAAAGTCTTTGTGTCTACTAATTGTGCCACTGCTACTGGTAGTGCTCGCGTTGCTGTTATGGCTCACCCTGAGTTTGCTGTTCTGATTGAGCAGTTGGGTGTTCGCGTACAGACCCAGTACAAGCAAGAGTACCTAGCCACGCTGCTGACTGCTGATACGCTGTATGGTGTCGGCGAACTCCGCGACAAATCGGCAGTTGCTATTGCTTTGCCTGCCTAATAACTCAACAGCCCCTTCGGGGGCTACCCTTTCTTAGGAGATTATTATGGCTTTAACTTCTGTAAAAATTAAGTCCAACGCTCGTCAACAGTTTCCTGGAGTTTTCTCCAATGTGATTGTTGCTACTGGCGTAAAAGACTTTGGTACTATTGCTGATGGTGCTGACGCTCAAGACACTATTGCTGTTCCTGGTGTAGTTGCAGGCGACATGGTTCTTGGTGTTTCTTCTTCAGCAAATGATGGTCTAACACTTTCTGGTACTGTTGCTGGTGCTGGTTCTGTTGCTGTCACTGCTGTTAACAATTCTGGTGGATCGATCACTGCTACAGCAACTGCTGTTTACAGTGTAGTTATTGCTCGACTGGTATAAGTTAGCCCCTTCGGGGGCTTTTCTTGAAAGGTAAATAATGGCAATATGGCGCGGCCCTGGTGGTCCAGGTGATGCAGTTCCTGACCAAGCTAACTCTGCACAACTAGCGGAAAACTTCGCTAATGCTGCCGCAGCCAGTGCTGCCTCTGCTTTAACTTCTCAATCCAATGCCGCTGCCTCTGCTGCCGCTGCGTTAGTTTCAGAATCTAATGCATCTACTTCAGCATCCCAGGCTTCTTCTTCTGAGAGTAACGCTGCTTCCTCTGCTTCTGCTGCACTAGCATCTGAACAAGCCGCTGCTCTGTCTGAATCAAACGCCGCATCTTCTGAATCTAATGCTGCTTCGTCTGAATCTAATGCCGCTTCTTCTGAGTCCAATGCTGCAGCATCTGAAGCAAACGCACTAGCCTCTGAGCAGGCTGCTGCCCTGTCTGAATCAAATGCGGCTTCTAGTGAGTCTAACGCTGCTGCTAGTGAAGCAAAAGCACAGCAATGGGCTACAGAGGCTGAAGATGTTCCTGTAGAAACTTCTCCTTCTAATCTTTATTCTGCGTTTCATTGGGCACAAAAGGCTGAAGATGATGCTCAAAACTTCTTAAACTCAGACGCATATAATATTACTGCAAGCGATATATCTAATTGGGATGACGCTTATAGTTGGGGTGATCACGCACTTGCTGGTTATTTAACTAGTTACACTGAAACAGATCCTGTATTTACTGCTGCTGTAGGCGTTACTGTTGTAGAGCAGACTGCCGCTAATGGGGCTGCTTTACTGCCTGTTGGTACAGACCTAGAAAGACCCTCTCCTTCTGCTGGTATGCTCAGGTTTAACTCTGACTCTGATGAGTTTGAGGGCTATAACGGGACTGCCTGGACTTCTGTTGGTGGCGCTGCAATTACCAATGACACCAGCACCACATCGGATGTATACCCGCTCTTTGCTGACGCTACTACTGGCACTGCTACCACTGTCTATACATCGGATGACAAGTTACTTTATAAGCCTAGCACTGGTGAGTTAAAGGCTGCTGCTCCTGTTGCATCCAATGGTATCTTTGTGAATGCTACGACAATGACTGAGAATTACACCATTGCTACGGGTACTAATGGATTATCTGTAGGGCCGTTTACGATTGATACTGGTGTTACATTGACCATTGACTCTGGTCAGCGGCACTTAATTCTGTAAAGGAATAGATAATGACAATGGTTATTTCAGGTAGCGATGGCATTACCTTCCCAGACAGTACGAATCAGTTCTCTGGCGCGTATTTTGGTTTCAAGAATCGTGTTATTAACGGGGATTTTTCTGTTGCTCAACGAGGCACAAGTTTTACTTCGGGCGCAAACAATGATGACACTTACAACCTAGACCGATGGTATGTTTTGTCAGACGGTAACGATGCAGTAGACATCACTCAAGACACCACTACTGTTCCGACAAACCAACTTACTGCAATTGCTTTAGATGTAGAAACTGCTAACAAGAAGTTTGGCATTGCACAAATTATTGAGCAAAAGAATTGCATTGGGTTGATTGGCAAAACAGTCAATCTGTCATTTCAGGCAAAGGTTAGTTCTACAACCAAGTTAGACAATGTGAAGTGTGCGATTGTGGCTTGGTCTGGAACAGCAGATACGGTGACTAGCGACATCATTAGTGCATGGGGCGCAGAAGGAACCAACCCAACATTGATTGCCAATGCAACTTACGAGAACACACCAGCAAATTTAAACGTCACAACCTCTTATGCGACCTACTCGGTATCAGCCGCAGTCGATACTGCCAGCACCAAGAACATCATTGTGTTTATATGGTCGGATGTAACTGATACGACAGCAGGGGACTTTCTTTATATTACGGATGTCCAACTAGAAGTCGGTAGTGTCGCCACGCCTTTTGAGCGCAGACCTTATGGGACTGAGTTGGCGTTGTGTCAGAGGTATTATTATAGAACAGCGACATTTACAAGTGGGTTTCTATCATCTCATGCTGCTATAAACGGTATAATAGCAGCAACGGTAAGTTTTCCTGTAACTATGAGAGCAACTCCAACAGGCTCTATTGTAACTGCATTTACATTAACAAATTGCACATCTACTGCTATATCAAACATAACAAATAATAAATTAGATGTAACTGTTAATGTGGCTTCAGCAAACGCTTATCAAGTGGCAACTGGTGTTGTTGATGCAAGCATAGAACTTTAAGAAAGGTTACTTTTTTATGTATAAAAAACAACAGTTGTATCTTTCAAATATACAAGAAAGTTTAGTTATTCGTTTGGCCGACAACGCTTTCATCCCCTTCGACACCGCCAACACAGACTACCAAGAGTATTTGAAGTGGCTCTCTGAAGGCAACACGCCTGAACCCGCTGACGAACAAGGAGCGCAACCGTGAGCAAAATCTCCATCGCTGGCGCGGCAACAGGTACGGCTACTTTCACGATTGAGAGTCCCGCCACCTCGACAAACCGCACACTTACGCTCCCTGATAACACAGGGACGATCATCACTACTGGGTCAACCTTTGCAGGGACTGGGCCAGCGTTTAGAGCTACCTTGTCTAGCGATCAAAATATTACTGCTGGTGTACGGACAAAAGTTGCTCTTGACACAGAGACTTTTGATACTAACAACAATTACGACAACGCCACAAATTACAGGTTTACGCCTACCGTTGCTGGCTACTATCAAGTCAATGGAATAATTAGTTTTACTGGCACAACTATTTCAGCACTTGTTGCAGAAATCCGCAAAAACGGATCTTCTTATGCGGTAACACTCCTGTTTACAACAACCGAGAACTTTTTCTATATTGGTGATTTGGTTTATATGAATGGTTCTTCAGATTATGTGGAACTTTGGGGGCAAATTAATGCTGCATCTGGGGCTAAGTTTACAACAGATTCTCGTTTTTCTGCTTCAATGGTGAGGGCAGCATAATGACACTTTACGAAAAAATCAAAGCCTTGTACCCCGAACTTACGGATCGTGACTTTATTGTTGGAAGCCAAGTTCTTTTACAAAATGATTCTGATGGTCGTGGTGACTACATTGCCAAGTGGGAGCATCCAACATTGCCTCGACCCACGCAAGAACAACTTGACGCACAGGAGTAACAAATGGCAAGCAGCATAATCAACAGTGACGACGGAGTAGTCTCCGGCACTTCTGGAATTAAAACTACTGGTGGTGATGACGGGGTTTTAGAGTTTCAGAACAATGGAACTGCGCAGGCTAAGATAACTGCTGCTGGCCTAATGCAATTCAACTCCGGCTACGGTTCAGTCGCTACTGCCTACGGATGTCGTGCTTGGGTGAACTTTAACGGCACTGGCACTGTGGCAATTAGAGAAGATGGGAATGTGTCGAGTATTACGGATCATGGTACAGGGTCTTATTCATTAAATTTTGCTACCGCTCTTCCTGACGCAAATTACGCACCTACAGCAA